AATTGAACCTGTTCTAATCTCTTTACGTTCAACATATAATCCTGCAGCTTGACCACGTAACCTTTCAGCATTGATTGCAGCACTATGTGATTTATCACCTAACGCTTTATCTCGTAGTCTAGCTAATTCTTGAATGTGCTTATTCATTTCAACCTTATGAGTTTCAGCTAACTCACTTCTTTTCTTCCGTACAGCAGCAACAACGCGTGGGTATTTTTTAATACTTAATAACTCTGAAGCTGTAGTTGCAGCACGTTCAACCTTATATCCTGACTGTCTAGCACATTCAGTTGGTGTCATTCTACCCTCATTGGTAGTATATATTTCAACAAAAATCCTTTGTTTATCAGTAAGTCCATCTGCACCACGTGGATATTTCAATGCCATATCTCTGGTATTGGCAATGGTATTACGGACGACCTTCTCTTCCAATCGTGCTAACTTATTGTTATACATATCTTTTTCACTCATTTTAGCCTAATTTTAGTAGTTTTTTATCCATTTTTACCCTCTTGCCAATACTTGCCAATACCCGGTATCCCTTACTCCATATAGAGAATTGAGAATGGTATTACGGTATTGGCTAAAATCTACTTTTTGGAAAAAGTTTTTTCTCTTCGAGCATCCAGCGCCAATACCAATACTAATCATAGTAAGTACATTGATCTGCTGGAATGTGGTAAAAAGTCAAGATATCCGCGCCTTTTCAGGGCATACATCTTGGCGTGCACATTACTCTTAGATTTCAATCCAGTGAGTTGCTTGAGCTCTTCATAGGATGGAGGAAACCCATTTTCCTTGATAAATGCTTGAATTTGTTGAAGAAATGCATGTTGTTTGGGGGTTAAACCCTTCTTAACACTCATAATACCTCGCCAATACCATTGTGTAACGTAGCATATTATTTTATATCTTTCAACCCTTTTGCGTTAGGATTAGACCAATAGTCTTTTCTTACCATGCGTAACATCTCTTGCCTACCCCACTCATCAATAGTCTTATGTGTTATTGATTTCTCTAGAGTCTCTTGGAGCTCTAATTCTTTTTCATCTAATCGTAATCGTTGAGGACCTCTCTTCCTAACATAGGTAGTTATCTTAGCCCACGTTATTATATATTGAGCTGCCTTAGGCCTTACGTATCCTCTTAGAGGATCCATCTGAGGATACTGAGGATCAGGTTGTGTATCAAATTCTTTTTTGATATACTCAATCACCTCTTCATCATTCTCGAACTGTTGAACAACTTTCCTTATGACTTTTTTATTATCCCATAGGTTTATTTCATATGTTTGTGTCACTTAAGCCTATTCTTTAGATAATCAGATAGCCATGGATTATCCCTAAACACCTGGATTAATCCATTAGTTATTTGATTTATCACTACCTCTTCCTTGCTGTCTGTATCAAGTGGCTGACCACTAACTGTCAATGAATTTATGTAGGATATGCCATGGAGTATTTCATGAATCAATGTGTTAGCCTCATCAAGACTAGATAGCTCTGATTGTATTGTTATTGAGTTCTTCCTGTGATCATATTCCCCATATGAATCAGTTGGTTTAGAAAAGCTAGCCTTCTCACGCTCAATGACTATATCCTGGTAGCCAATTCTTATTTTATCTGGCAGCTTCATTTTTAATTCTTTTTAATACACGCTTAGAACTTGGTCTCTTTGTGAATTGAGGTTTGTGTTTTTCTGCTAGGTCCGACTTCCATGTTGAAATGCGAAGTCTTTTACCACCAGTTTGGTGAAAATTTTTATTTGCCATTAATTTAGATCCTTATGATTCCATTTCTTTGAATAGTCCTCATACTTCTTTTGTATTTCATCTGAATCATCATTAAGTATTTTCTTCTGCCTATCCTCATATCCATCCACAAACTTATCAATCATTTCCATTAGCATGAGTGTTGGAAACACCACACCATGGACTTTTACATGGCTGAGCAATGCCAAAGTAGCATCATAACCCAACCCTTGGTCTTCACTGTCGTGTAGGATCTTATTTATCTCTTTTGCTGCGTCTACTAATTCTTTCATTCTTTATTCTAATTCCCTTCTCTTCTGCATCTTTCTCAATAAGATGCATCATTTGTTGTCCCGGTCCACGATGCTTAGACCTTCCCATAAGAACCAAGGCATCGTAGTACGGAATCTTTAGCGCAACACTCTTATATCGTGTTGTGTCAACCATTAATCAGTGCCTTCCCACCTATCAGAGTATTCCGGCATGTTTATGTTGAGTAAATCATTCTCATGATCTTCAATGATTTCATTGATGTTCTCAACAATCACTTCTTCCTTCGCGTGCAACGCCTCTAGCTTATCAAGCTCTTTCTTGATTTTATCTAAAGGACTTTTCTTTTTAGTTTTCTTTTTAGCTTTTTTCTTAACCATATTATCTCCTAATCTAGTTTCTCAATACTATCAATCCATTCCCTAATGAGGGGCCTGCCTAATTGCATAGGACCCTGCATATAACCTCCACTTCCGTCTTGTGAGACGAAGCGGAGTGTTCTTACCATCGCATCCTCTTCATTCTTGGCACGAATCGTATAGTGAAATATATATTCACGCTTCGTAATGATTTTATACGTATGTTTTTCTTCACCTTTTTCAATGTGAAATCCTTTTGTATTTAAATGTCCTGTCTTATCCGGCATCTTATCGCCGTGTGGTCGCTCAAATGTAACTGGTTTTTGCTTTTTCTTATCCGTCTTTAACGCTTCATCAAGCGCCTTCTGTGCGTCCTTTAATTTTTTATCCTTATCTTCCATTAGAACCTCTTAATAGTTTTAATTTCATCAATTTGATCCTCTCTCTTCATGGCATCGAGTGCGTCTTCAATTCCGTGTTCATATCTTCGACCTAGTATAGTCCATATTCGCTCATATCTTCTTCGATCCAGGAGCTGCTGGTTTGTAACAGGAGAACGAAGCACGAACTTTCCTAGTCTTCTTTTTTCTTTAAGTAATCTTTGATATAAGCTCATTAAAATACCACCAATAGTATGAGTATAATAATTACAACAATTATAATGGTTTTATAAATGCTCATTTCATATACCAATAAATAACTAGGATCATTCCAACTAAAATGATCACCCCGTATGTGAGAAAAAGAAAAGGATCCATTATATGCCTAACCACATTCTATAAACTAAAACAAGTATTTGCCATGCAATCCATATCTTAATTGGAATCATGAATAGCCAGAATAAACCCCAGATCATTTGCGCATCGCTATGTATTCGTAATCAAAGTTATCGTGTTTCTTTTGCACGAGTGTCACAAGATCTTTTTTATAGGCATTTCTGACGTGCCTCGCTAGTTTTGCCACACGTTTGAAGTCTAGTGTGGGTGTTAGCTTCTGTTCATTGGGGGCAAACAGGAATCCTCTGTAGTATGAAATCCTCTGTCCCTTGCGTGACTTGCTAACCCACTCATCAAATCTTTTTAAGCTTAACAATATATTAAATAACTCCTCTGCCGATAAGTAATTCTTAGGCTTTTTACTGTATATCCCACCTTTTGTATATGTTCTTGTCATTTATTTCTCAATTTTATATACAAAAGCCTCCGAGGGACTATCTTGTGGTCACCCTCAACCTTTCCCGACCAATCAAGCTATCAAACTTAACTAGTACTTAGTACCTAACCCTAAGAACTCATCCATTGGGACATCACCCTTAGAATTATTGCCTTACAACTCGGTTATTGTTGTTCAGCCAGAAGGAGATCATCATTGCACTGATGAATCTTGCTCTTTTGTATAGCCCATATTATACAGTAATTGATGGGATAAATCAAGTAAATAATTATGGCAGAAAACAGGGAAAAACACGTGTCAAGGGAAAATTAACTTTTACATTGCGCAATTTTTCCGCAGAATGTATAACTAAATTCTCAACTTCATTTCACCCAGTGGACCTTTAGCGCACATCGTTGCGCTGGGGTCCCATTTTAAAGGATACATGGCACGCAGAGTTAGAATTTACTGGTACAA